CCATCCTTCACGAGTATCTGGTATTTCCCAAATATTTTCTGGTTCTGTTGGTTCATAAATTGGCATATTTTTATCTTGACCAATAGTATCGAATCCTACACCTATACCTAACATTAAAGCATCCATTACCCAAGCAAAAAGGGCGCCTGGGTCATTGCGATCAATATCACGAGTAGATACCATTGCACAATTTTGAAGGGATGCAGAGTTACGCTTTTCCATAGTCATAGGAGTTCCAAATGCCCATAGTCCACGTCCTGGTGGTGTCCACTTTAGTTCAAACATTCTCTGAAAAGCTTCCTGGGCAGACTTTTGTGCCTTATTGTCGTTCCATGGTAAACGATTATCTTTAGCATGATTTTTTTGAACCGAATACATGCCTTCAATTACACGACGACAAACTTCGTGCCAGCGTTCTTTTGTTCCGTCTTCTTTCATTCTAGAATACGTCCTAATGAAGGTAATTTCCCCCAAAGAGTTAGACCCTGCATCTGAAAAACCAAAAGGTGCTGGGGTTAGTGAGTATTTTGTTACAAAATCCTCTGATAGACGAAATGAAAATACGCTTTCTGACATTTATTATTTACCCTTCATAGAAAAATTAACCAGTGCTTCCTATTTTACGAAGCAGTCTAAAGTATATCATAAGTTTAAAAATAAAAACACGCTTATTTAAAAGAGATAAAGGTTTTCTTTAGGGTTAGAGCTTTATGATTTTTGTGTCTCTGGTATTGTTTTTGGGGTGGGGTATAGGACAAAAAACAAACAAATGAATTCAAGATTTCTTAAACTGTGATATAATAAAATCATGTTTACAGATAACCCTAATATAACAAAGCTAGATGAAAAAATATTTTTATATAAAAATTTCATTCCTAGAGAAAAGGTAAATGAAATCAATGAGTATATATTTAAAAAGGTATCTGTTAGTCACTATTTTGACGAAATTCAATTTGGACTAACACCAGCTACTTTTGAGCTACATGAAGTATGGGAAAGCATTTCAGAGCTGCTTTATCCCGAGTATGTCATACACCCAATACTAAGTCTTTTACATTTTAAAGAAGATAAAGAAATGCTTCCACATTGTGATAGTCCTGGAGAAGGAAATCATGAATCATTGACCGTCCCAGACCTTTGGGCAACATGTTGCTTATTGAGTTGGGGAGCCATTGTTTATTTTGGAGATTTTACTGGTGGAGAAGTATATTATCCTAAACAAGGAATAGAAATTGCAGTAGAGCCTGGTGATCTTGTAATTCATGGTGCGCTTGATGATTGTCTTCATGGTGTAAAGAAAGTATTATCTGGTAACAGATATGCGTTTTCTACATTTTCTCTTCCTGCAGACAAAAATCCAGGAACTTTTAGTAACTACAAAACCCCAGAATATTATGAAGATGTAAAAAATTTAATGAGCTGGCTAACTCCATTAAAGCCTAATGAAAATATACTAAAAATGGAACTTCCAGGAACTATTTACTAAAAGTAATTTAGGCTTTTTGTTTTTTCCAAAATCCAGGAGATATGTATTTATTTCCATTTTTTATAGTATTAGAAGAATGAAAATATGGCTTTTGTGATGGAAAAATAATTATTGATCCAGCTGTAGGTTTAACTATTATGTTTTGTTCTGGAAATTCTATTTCTCCACCTTCATAGTCATCATTAATATATCCAACAACAGAAATTGTTTCTAATCCATTTTCATCATATGAATCAACATGTTTTCCCATATTAGCTCCTTTATCATATTTTGATATAGATAATGGAGATAAAAAGCCAATTTCTAAATTATTCTTTTTTGCATAATCGTAAGAGCAGGCCTTAATTGCAGTTTCAACGTCTAAAACTATTTGAACCAGATCTAGGTATAGTGGGGAATCTGAATCTGCTCTTAAAGAATCTACTACACGTTTTTGCATTCCAAAAGTATTATTTTCGTCAGGTCCCCAAGTTTTCCACCTTGTGATTAAGTATTCATTTTCTTTTTCAGGGTCAGTTAGCTCGTCAAGTTTTTCAATTCTTTCAATTAATGTCTCGTGGTTAGACATAGCTTTTTCATAATAAAAAATATTTTTTTCTAAAACCGTAAGTTTGCTATTAGTCATATTTATTTTGACCACTCCTCTTTTTGTTTTTCTTGAACTTTTCTAATACCCTTTATTTCTTCTTCCCATTTATCTTTTGTCTCTTGTGAGTATTCTGCTTCAGCATAATCCCAAAAAGCCATCATTGTATGTCTTTCTCCACTTGTTACTTCTTTTACTCCATGAATATTCTCATGACCGCCAGGAAATGAAATTAACATACCTTTCTTAGGCTTTATTTCTAATTTATGGTCTGGAAAAAATAATTCTCCACCACCAAAATCTTCATTAAGATACAGTAGGGTTACATATTTATTAATTTCAAAAGCATTTGGGGTTCCATCAAAATCTGAATTATCTGAGTGTGGGTTGGCAAATCCACCGATACCCCACTTTTGAGCGTGTGATGTGTTTGCTCTTAGCTTTCTTTCAAATACGACTTCAACATGATCTAGCATTTCTACTCTTAAATCTTTAATAAAAGTTTCTGGTAATCCATAATTCAAAAGGGTTGGGCTTGTGTCTTGTAGACCTTTTCCAGATGCACCATAAAAAGCTATAAAATCCCAGGCCTGACCTTCATTGTCAAAGTATTGGGCTAGTCCATCACACTCTTCATTTGTAAGAAAATTTTCAACATAGAAAACATCATGCTTAAAATTTTTTACCTCTATATCATTTTTGCTTTTCATTTTTATTCGCTCCTTGTATCGTTTCTATGATTTTCACATATTGGAACACTCATAAAGCTATTTTTGTAAAATCCATTTTCATAATTTTCTCGTATCCAAGAATCTTCTATGCTATCTCTATAATCTTTGGATGGTGCTGGTGGCAGAATACCCCAATATTTTGCTTGCATGGGACAGCAATAACAGCTAATAATGTCCAAAACTTTATAGCCTTCTGCATTAATAGCGTATGGCTTTAACTCTTTGTTTGTTTTCATTATTTGATTAAATGGAATTGGTTCTTTTACTATAGAATATGAAAAATCAAACATTCCAAGCCCATCCACAACACCATCTTCTTTGGCATATGGAGCCTTTAAATGATCTAAGCAAATATCAGGGTCTAGGTCTCCCCTAACATATACGTTAAACTCAATTTGTGCTGGTTTGTATTCGTCCCAAATTCTTAAAACATAATAACCATTTACCAATGCTGCAAAGCCAATCATTCCCCTAGAACCTTTATCTTCTATGTAATTACAGACTATTGATCCTGGAATAATTCCTTCAAAGTGATAAGAATGTGTTAAGTTAGGGTCCCAGTCACATGTATGTTTTTTTTCATAGGTTGTTCCCAATCCATTAAGAAGGTTTCTTGCAAGATGTTCACTTTTTAAAGGGTTAAGGGTAAAACCTTTTATTGACAGGTGGCTAACCACTTCTGATCTTTCTGTCATTCTATTTTAACTCATCTACTGTTTTGGTTTTAATTCTATACTGCATAATTTCGTCATATTTTTTTAGCCATTCTTCTTTACCATATTTTTGTTGATACTCTAAAAACTTTTCAGATGGCTTGTTTGGAATTAAATAAAAACACCTAATAAAATATTTTTCTTTTTTAGAAACATGGCCAACTGCATGGTAATATAATCCTTCTTCAGATAAAAGATCTGGATGCCCTGACGGGAAAACAACAACGTCTCCTGCTTTTGGCTTATATTTTATTTTTTCTTTTTTTCCTTTAACGGTAAATATCAACTCTCCGCCATCATAATCATCATTAAGATAAATAGCACACGTTACTGCAAACTTAGATCTATCTGAATCAAACTCATACCATTGGTAGTCGGTATGTGGAACCATGGCTAAAGGCTCTTCTGTATCATGTGGTTTAAGGTCTGAATAGTATTTACAGTATGATGGGCCCATGGTTTCCCAACTTTTATCAACAGATAGATTATACTTGTTTAGGAAGTGAGCAACACTATCTTTAAAAGCTTTTTCAATATTATCTCTATACTGTTTTTCTTCTTTGCCTTTATCAGATAAACTTATTTCATCTTCAGGCATAATTTGTCTTGTTGATGACATATATGTTCCAAAGGTTGACCACTTTTGCCAATCAAAAAATAAAGGACTTTTATCTGGATTAATTTCAGAGTCTTTTAAAATTTCTACAAAAGCTAAAGGATCTTTTATTAGGTTTTTATAAATATGAACTTTGTCAAATAAAACCTCATACTCTATTGTATCTTGAGCATCAGTCATGGCTGCCTTTCGCCAGTGTGTTTTAAAATTTCCCAAAAAAATGGACAAGTAAATCTTAAACCACTTTTTATTTCTGTTACTCCGTGTATAAAGTTTTTATCTCCTGGGAAAAAATAGGCTGCACCTCTTTTGGGTTTAAACTTAACATCTTGAAGCGGAAAGTAAAGCTCTCCACCTTCATAGTCATCATTTAAATAAAATAGACTAGATAAGTCATAGTGTGGAAAATCGTTTGGCAGTCCAGCATCTGGACCTTCATGGAGTTCTTTATCTGCATGAGGATTTTGAAATTGCCCAGGAAGCCATTTAACAATGCTTTGTCCTGTAGGGACTACCTTAACACTAAAAAAGTCCTCAATGATTGGTTGCAGTCTTTTAAATAGTCCTTCAATAACTGGACCAATCTTTGGATCATTTTTATCTAAAGATGATCTATTGGCAACTCTATCTTTCCAATAGTCTGAGTCGTATGTAATAGTTCCATTTTCATTTACATGGGTTTCTGAAATATCCCAAATTGTAATAGACTTAGCAGCATGTTCTAAAAAATCAATTTCATCTTTTGTCATAAAGTTTTCTAGCTCAACAATCATGCTTTTGTCATTGCCAAAAAACCCAGATGGTGTTATTGACATTTCTTTTCTTGGGTTTAAATTGCTTATTTCTATCATAATAAAATTATACCACTTTCTTTTTTGTATTTTTATTTACAAAAAGACGTAAAGCCTTGGTTTCGTGAGAGCCAAGAGTTTCTCCTTTTTCGTTTACAGCATCCCTATACCAATCAGTCCACCTACCGCTTTCGATTATGCCTCTTGCAGCGTCACCGTAAGATTTATTATTGTTATAACGAATGCTGTCTTTAT